ATTGCATGATGTACAAATTGTCCAGTTAAAGACCACCTAAACCATGCAGACTGAATACGTTTTTCACCATTATTAAAATATTTAAATCCCCAAACTTCAGTACCATCTACCGCTGCTAACATTAGTAAACTATTTTCTTTAGATACAGCAGCTTTAGTAATATCTATAGGTAATCTTTTTGCTATGAGTTTACTTTGTTCTAATACTTGTGGTTCACCTTCTCTAGCAATATTAGTCATTTCAAAAATTCTGGAATTTTTTCCAGAGCTGTTTATAAAACCACTAGTTATACCTAATGAGTATGGATTAGTTTCTTCATTAAAATTGTAAGAAGATAAGTAATTTATTTTTGCTGTAGTTGGTGTTAAAGCATCACTATCTGTAGTCAACATAAATTGTTGATTAGAACTAAATATTAATAAACCAGTGTTAACTTCTATACCATCAAATAAAGTAGTTGGAAATGTTGAACTTGCTTGTATATCTATAGGGTCAGCAGATACCTCGTTCATAGCTGTCGTACTAAAGAAATTAAAAAAGTCATTAGTTTTCGATACGATGACATTAGATTTAGATAAGATTACTAATCTATTTCTAAAGAACATCATTTTTTCAATGTTGCTATCTATAAAACTTGGTATAGGGTTTGTATTGTTATCACCTACATTTCGTTCAGTGTAATCAATTTCTTGAACAAGAAACCTACCATTAGGATAAACATTTCCAGGAAGTTCTCTAACCAATTTAATTGGCATGGTAGTTTTATCTATTGTTATTTCACTAGATGGTGCTACACATTCTTCCCATGAACCTTCTCCAAAATAATCTTGGTTAGCTGTACCAGCATTTGGAACATTAAATTTTAAATAAAAATCATCATCTTCATCACCACTGTTTACAATTTTTACTACAAAGTTATGTCTGCAACTAGTAGGAAGATCACTAACATTATTAGTTTCATTACCGATAATGTTTATTAATTGACGTTCAGGTGTTTCTACTGCAAATGGAGTAGCACGTTTTAAATGTAGACAGTTACCAGTAATTGTTGCAGTAATACCAGTATTTGATATTGCATCTAATGCATCCTTCATCCCACCTAATATGCCAGCAGAGGTTACTGCTTCGTCTGCACTTGATGAGGTTGCTGGAGGTCTAACTTTAGCAATATTGCAATATGATTTTATGGTTACATGAGATTTAATTTCAACTGTACCAGTTCCATTTTTTTCGGTAGTGTAACCATGAGTATTACCTGTTACGTAACCTTCTCCACCAAATTGTAGTTTTGCAAATTCTTGATAAGAGTCATCATATTGAGGTCCAGTAGTATTACTTCCAATATTTCCTGGATCAACTACAGGTGTACATCTAATATCTATTTCATACCTTAAATTATTAGGTGCATTTATAACCTCTCTGGTCATACCCCTACATTTACCGTCATTAGATTTATTAGAATTAAAGTTTTGTCGGGCTGCTATAGAAGTAGCTCTAGTTTCTGAAACTGGACTTCCTGGATTTTGTGGGTCATAAATATTTAATGCATACTGCTTACCATAAGATATGGTTTTTAATTCAATAATTGCTTCGTTAACTAATTCTGGTGAACCAAATCCTGTGAGATTATTATTTGCATCCTTCACAGGTTTCATTGCTGTTGTCTTAGTTCTGTTAGTTAAGAAGGTTTGTTCGTTTAAAGTTAAAGCTTGTATGTCAGATGCTTTAGTCCAACCATTTAAATAATCTGCTTTGTTAGTACCAGTAGTTCCTGAATAATCAACTGGAATTTCTTCACCATCGTAACTTCTAAAAACAGTTATCTTTCCAGTTTGATCTACATTACATATGTATTGGTTATCTTCACTGTTATAAATATTGAACCAACTTATTTGACCGGAAGCTGGTGCAGCTATTTTTTTTATAAATCTACTACCAGCTCTTTTTGTACATCCTAAAGTAATGTCTGGATATGCATTCTGTAAATCTTTTACCTGTCCATTTAATTTTAATTCATCTGGCTGATCTGAAATTCCTAAAATATAATTAGGTATCTGTTGTGTTACTGTTGCCATTATCTCTGTAATGCTCGATAAGGTTTATAGGTTGAGTAATGAGTGTTATGAGGCATACCTAACATGTTGTAGTCACCTTGATTACATTCATATTCCATACACGAAGCCCTAGCCATTTGTTCTTGTACTTGTAAAAGTTGGACTAATTGAGGGTTAGTAACCATCTGTGTAGCTGCTCTACCAGCTGCTTTATAAGTTATGTATCTTTTAAAAACTGAAGGTAAATCATCATATGTAAATAAATAAACAACATTGAAATGCAGCTCATCAGTACCCCATTCATATGTATGGTTTACTTTGTCATATAATTTGCCATTTCTTCTAATAGGATCTGTTCTTTTATTTTCTGGATTTTCTTGATCTATTCTTAAAACATTAGAAGGTATTGTTATGTGTTGTGTTGTTTGATCTGGGGTAAAAGGAACATGATTTTCTCTATTAAATACCCAACCTTCATTCTGTACATCAAAATTACACTCTTTTAATATTTGGTATATGAGTGCTATCTCTGGGTTCTCAAAAGTATTAGATATTTCAAAAGCTGTATTAGTAGTATCTGAGGTTACGGTTCCTAATGTTGTAACTGGAGATTGACCAATAGCTCCCAGTATCGTATTTACAGCGGAGAGTTCGGTCTCGGTATCTATTGTTGTGGGAGTTGTCATAATATAAATAAAAAAAAGGGAGCCATATAGACTCCCATTGTGTATAAAACTTAAGTGAAACTTGCGTTAGAAACAGCAGTGTTATTGAAGTTAGAAGAAACATCAATACCAGCAACTAGTTCAACTGCACAAGCAGGGTTTAAGAAATCTGCACCCATAGCTAGGCGACCTAAGATTACGTCACCTTGGTATACAACTGAAACATCTCCAGAAGTTACCTGTACTTGAGGACCAATAGCCTCTACAACCCCTGCAGCCTCTTTCTGGAAGATTAATCCACAGCTATTGGCAAACTTAGAAGCTGTACCATAGTTGTTAATTGTCTTCTGTGTGTTTGAGTTAGAAGGTGTTGTCTTAGAATCTTGATCTCCCATTGCTTCACCAACAAAGCTTCCAGCATTATCATTAGAAGCTCTTGGGTTTTTAGCTGGGTCTGTACCAAACTTACCAAAGAACGGAATGTTCATTGATTTATAAATCTGAATACCAGCAATCTCGATGATGCCATTACCAGACTGTAATGCAGTTCCAGTAACGTCACGGTTGATTAATCCACTACCAGCAGCAGCACCTTGGATAAGTGCATAGTATTGACGTGGGTTAATAACAGCAACACGACCATCACCTGAAACTCCTTTCTCATCTAGGATTGCAGCAGCGTCATAGAAAGCGTCTATAAGTTTGCCAGCATCATAAGCGTCAGAAGTAGCAGTACTACTGTCAGTACCAACTTTAACTACGGAACCGCCTGGCTCAACGAAGTTAGACATTGTTACTGGAGAAGGCTGTCTTGCAGCTTTTGTGATTGCTCTGAAAATTCTACGGTCATAGTTTTCAGCAAGTGCATATCCGATCTTTCTTGAGATTTCTCCACGTAGATCATAGTGAGCAAGTGTCTCATCTAATTCATAGACGAATGCACTTGAGATTAATAGATCATCACAAGTGATAGTCTTCTCTGCTACTGGAGGAGTTTTCTCATCATTACCGAGAATGCTCTGACCTGGAACATGGAACTCAGCTTTTGTGCGTCCTGTGTAGATGAACTGCAATGATTTGCCGTTCTTTAAGGTACGTCTTGTTACTAAGTCCCTTGCAATTGTGTTGTGTTGGAAGCCTTTAAACATTTCTCCTGAGAAAATTTTCAGGTAAAGGGCTCTCCTTTCGTCAGCTGTACCAAGTCCTGTTAAGGCACCATTATTGGCACCACCATAAATAGGACCATTGGCATTAGCTGTTGTGGCTTGTTGTGCCATTGTCTTTATTAATTGTTAAGGGTATATTTGCTTGTCTCTTTACGTAAAAAGTTGTGAGTCTTAATTGGACTCATAGTTATTTGTGGTCTATCCCACCGTCTAGACGGCTAATTGGTATCCGCGTACGGGCAAAAAGCCATATTGAGTAGGGAGGAATTGAACCTCCCCAAGATCGCCTAACCGATTACTCTTGTGTAAGCAACGCCACGATATACGAAAGTAACTTTCATGTGTCATCTCCATATACCTAAGCCCCGTTCCATGCTTAGGAGTCATGCGTCCCGTTAGGGATGAACGGATGTAGCGTTAATAAGAAGGATCACCTTCAGGTTCTTTTTGTTTTACTTCACCTGTAAGTGCTTCTTCTAAAGATTGAAACTCTTCAGTTTCTTTTTTTTGTGGACTATATCTAACAGGGTTTGCTACCCCAAATCCATTAGTTGATTGTTGTGACATATTATTCCAGTGTCTTGTTACACCAGCGATGATAAATAAATTTGTTATTAGTGTTGAAACTGTTAAAAAATTTTTAGCCAATTTGTGGAGCGGTTAATGCAACTGAATTAGATTGAGTACAAGCTAAATCGAGTGGGAAGTTGTGAGCGTTACGCTCGTGCATTACCTCAAAGCCGAGGTTAGCTCTGTTTAATACATCTGCCCAAGTTGGGATTATCTTTCCATTGACATCAACTACTGACTGGTTAAAGTTGAAACCATTAAGGTTGAAAGCCATAGTGCAGATTCCCATGGAGGTAAGCCATATGCCAACCACGGGGAAAGTAGCAAGAAAGAAATGTAAAGAACGAGAATTATTGAAAGAAGCATATTGA